TGCATTATCCCAAATACCCTTGATACCGTTCCATGCATCCGTAAATTTCGTGGTAAACCATGAGTGAATTGTTGAAAACGCTGTAGTGATGCCGTCTTTAACACCCTTGAACCAAGTAACCGTGCTCGCCCAAGCGTTTTGTATTGCAAGCCAAGCATTTTTGAACTTTTCGGAGAACCAAGTATGAACGCTTTGGAACACGCTTACAATGCCGTTCCAAATGTTCTTAAAGAATCCCGGCACGGCATCCCACACGCTTTTTATTCCCGTCCATGCGTTTCTAAAGAAGCCGGCAACGGCTGTAAGGATATTATTTACAAAATCTCTGAACCAACTAAAATTATCATAGAAATATTTGAATACCCCTGCAAACGGATTGACTATAAATAACACAATGGATTTCCAGTTACTTTTCACCCAGTTTATAACCGATTCAAACATATTTTTGAAAAAGTTTACAACGGGGTCAAGCACTTTCGACTTAAACCAACCGGCAACCGCTCCCCAAACATTCTTGATTGCTTCCCATACTTTTAACGCAACCTCTTTTACTTTATCCCAATGTTTTATAAGTTCATATATTCCAACCCCGAGAGCCACGATAGCGGAAAGAATTAAAACGAATGGATTTGCGTTCATTACTGCGTTTAATATGCCTTGTGCGATTGATACGGCGGTTGTGATAGCCTTCCATGTAACCATTGCCGCCACAAGTGAACCGATAGCTGTAGCAATTACGGTTATAACCGTTGCAATCGGGCTTCCGACAAGCCCTGTTAAAAAGTCAAATGCACCGCTGAACGCAGAGCCGATTACACCGCCGATTGATTTTATAATACCCATCCAATCAATACCGGCTAAGAAGCTGCGTATACTTTCACCGATTTGTTTCCAATTCACTTTTGCGATAAACCCGGTAAGACTGTTAAGAACCGCCTTAAATGTTTCGCCTATTGTTGCACCGAGTCTTTTCATCATACCGACCCAATCAATAGCGTTTATAAATTCCCCGAACTTTGCACCAAAACTTTTCCAGTCGATTTTACCGAGGAAAGCAAGCATTGAATCATGTATGCCTTTTATTCCGTCACTTATAAACTTACCGGCTTTTGCAAAATCAATGTTTTTAATAAGAGTTTCAAACCCTGCCGCAAGAGCCGAGCCGTAACCCTTCCAGTCGAATGTAGATACAAGCGTACCTAAGAATGTAACGAGTGTATTAAAACCCTGTGCAAGCGTATTTCCCACCGCTTCCCACATTGCCGGATTAGCAAAGAAGCCGCTCATTGCGGATGCAACATTTATAGCAAATATACGGGCTGCTTCCTGTATCTTTGACCAATTTATTTTATTAAGAGCATTTGCGATATTATCAGATATAAATGTTCCGAAGTTTTTCCAGTATGAGGGGTCTGCAATATTAAATATTGTCTTTAATTTCTCAGCAAGCGTATCAAGCCACCCAATATTTTTAGGCTCGTCAACGTTCCAATCAAGACCGCCACCGCCACCATCCGAACCGCCACCCGAGCCACCGCCGGAATTGTCAGCTGATGATTTATTTAGTTTATCAAAAGAAGCAAGTTCGCCTTTTGCATCCTTCGCAGCTTTACCCACGCCCCCGATTCCTTTAGCCTGTGAACCTAACGCTTTCGCACTATCCCGGGCTTGAGCAACGGTTTTCCCGAATAATAACGCCATGAACCGTGCGAGATACCCTGTGACAGTCGCAAGCACATTCATAAATACGATAAGCGCCGGTTGTATGACTTCCCATATCGGAGCAAACGCAGTAAGAAGATTTACCTTGATTGTGTTCCATGAAGCCGCAAACGCTGAACTTTGTGCCATTGTGTTTCTCAGCTGTTCCGATAATGACAGAAACCCCCGGCTTAAAACATTAAAGACAAAAGCGGAAGCCGCTATATGAAATAACTTGCTCGTAAGTGAAGCGATAACCCCGGACGTTTTCTTTGCGAACATTCCCAACGTGAGGATATTAAGCATTACTTTTCTTATCCCTGCGTAGGCTGTCATTGAAGCACCGAACAGCTTACCCATCCCCCTTGCAAGGCTTCCGATTGCAGCACCGCCAATGTATGCACAACCTCTTAAAGCACCCTTTATTTTTGCCAATGTTGATTGAAACCTTGAAAATTCTTTTTCAGCATCCCCGACACCTTTTTTGATACCGTCATTATCCATTTTTGTGTCAATTCTGACAGTTCCGTCATATGCCATTTTACCACTCTCCTTTTTTGAATATCAGTACTTGCGGCTGTAATTCATTAACTGCTTCTTGAATCAACACTACCCCGGAAGCACCTTCCGTTATAAGCGGATTGAGTCCTTGAAAAATCGTATGATATGCACCGCTCCCAAAAGCTTTATCAAATTCTATAAATACTTCGAATGCTTTTTCTTCAACATATCGTGTGAACGCTTCCGAAGTTCCTAAGACTTCAAGCCTTGCAAGTATCACGGTTCTAACGTGTTTCAGATATTTTTCAAATGCTTTTACCCTCACCGGTAGTTTTGTATCTGCCCTATTCCATTTAAGAACACGGTTAGAATCTTCATTAATACGAACGGTGTAAATATCCGAATCAGTTTTGACGAAAAGTTTTTTTATATCTTTAATCATGCAGATTACCTCTTACAATCTGTTCGGAAAACCCCTATCAACATACTCTTGCATTTCAGCTTCCCATTTTGGCATTAAATCGGCTGCAGCCCTTTCAGTCCATCTTGCCCCGGCGGCTTCATTAAGATTTGTTGTATACTCGAGCGGCATATCAGTAGGCACTTTTGCAACGCCCGGACGTGACCAAAACCCGTAATTCTCGCTAAAATAAGCCGCTTTCCCCGTTTCGGGGTCAACGTATAAAATCCCTTCCCAGAGATAATGTGCGAACGGTCCGGGATAAACAAGTTCCCCATGTGCAAATAGCGGCTCCGATACAGCCATTGACCTATGTATAAAATTTCCTGTAAGTGCCGGCATATAAGGTACGCTGTTATCAAAAACAATGCGTGACCAAGTGTATTGTGCCACACCGCCGTCACCGAAAGTTTCATTGAGCATATCTTCAATCGGTTTTATATCAAAAGTGACATTTATATCAAACATTTGCATACTCCCTGTTAATGTTTTTCAAATACCCTGCTTGTATTTCTACACGATAATGACTCATGCACCCGTGACAGCTTACAGTAGCAAATACAACGTCATGCCCGGATATAGGCATTATTTTCTTTTTACAATTCGGGCAATGAAGAAATCCGGCTTTAATCATCTGCAACACCTCATGCTTTTATTCACAAAAGCGGCTCATATCTTCCCCATGGACAAGGAAGTGCAAGTGAGGAAACACTTATATTTACGTGTTCTTGTAAAAACTTTAAAACCAAGAGCCGGTAAAATAGTTAAAACCCGGCACACGCAAGAATGAGCCGCTTAATGCGACTGTGTTATTTTACGTCTATTGCTGCAGCCGCCGTTGCTTCAACGTGTGCCGCTTGTGCCATGGAATGAGTCGGCGTTATGGGTTCAATGCTGTCAAAAGCATCACTAATTTGCTTATTCCAAGATTCAATTAATTTCGGATGATTTGCTAAGGCTTCCGGAGCGAGTTTCATTAATTCACTTTCTACACCGTGCCTACTATCACGCCCTGTTATATGCAGTTCCATTGCGTAAAGAGTATCGTTTATCCGCTTTTCTGCCCGGTCAATCGGCGTTGTATAATCGGGCTTCGGTATATTGTGCTTTTCAACATATTGCTCTACCATTCGCTTAAATATCGGGTTGTAAGCATTATTATCAAGAAGTGTTTGTAACTCACTTTTTTTAAGAACAACCGGCAATTCGAGCATTTTATACGCATCGTTATTTGTGGATGTTGAATCTTTCAGACCTTTTGCAGTGGCGGTATCGCGCCGTTTGTCGATATCTGATTTATACATTCGCTTTAACTCGCTGATTGCATGGCTTAGTCTTTCATCAAGTTTTTTTATTTCAAAGTTTATATTGTGTGCTTTATCCTGTAAGCGTTTTTCAGCATCTGTTATATCCGTGCCGGGATTTGCATATCTAAGCTGTCCAATTTCGGCAATATCTGATTTAACCGGGATAAGCTGTTTATTTAACTCTGCTTTTTGCTTTGGAATAGGAAGCACGACTTTCATACAATCGTTAAGCAGGTTTTTTAATCCCGTCATATACTCGCTTCGTGCTGCGTTTTGCAAGTTCCCCGGTGATAAAGTCGGACTCATAGGCGTTTGTTGTAATGTACTCATTTTATTTTTCCTTTCGGTTTTATAATTTTTCTTTACTTATCAGCTGTGCTGCGCTATAATGAGAGCGTTCTTTATCATGGTTTCATCAAGTACCGCATATCTCCCGATTGTTTACAGTCAGTCGGGGGATATTCCTTTTATGCACCGCTCCCGGTAAGCACGTTTTCCAACAATTCACTTTCAATCAGTTTTTTCAAAAGAACCATTTTCTTTTTTTCGCTTTTTTCGGTGAGTAATAAATATAAGTCCGGGTTATCATGCTCGAGCATATTTATTTCATCCTCTGTGAAGTTTTGCCGCTCTGACTCGAGCCGTTTAAGTAGCTTTTTATAATATTTCATCGGGGAAGTCCTCCGGGTTGGTTAAGTTTCCGTCAAGGTCATATAATTTAAGGGGTCTTAGTTCGTGAGGTTCAAAAGGTCTTGCATTGGCAATCAGCGCATCATGTTCCGCTTTTGTTCTTCCCCATGTACCACTTTTCCGTTTATGTTTCTGTATTTCTTCCCATTCTCTAAAGCGTTCAAGTTCTTCAATAAGCCCCTCTGCAATGCAGAACTCTATAAATTCCTCACGTTGCTTTTTTCGTTTTTCTGCTTTCTGCAGCCGTATTTTACCGGAAGCTTTACCACCTTTTTTGCTTAATGCCCGGTGCTGTTCGGGGGGCATTTTATCAAATGTTTGTTTCAAGGCTTTTCGCTTCCTTTCGGTTCTTTCCTCGCACACACGCGCGTAATGGTGTCGGAATACTTACCCGTCCAACCCCAAAAACCCTTGATATCTTTCCCGTTTCTGTGCGGCTATCTCTTTTCGCCTTGATTCCCCGGTCATTTTTATAGGTAACGAGTTTTGCGCGATACGGTCATATACTCTTTCATAATTGATATTTTCGGGTTTGATAATATCGGACGGTGATAAGTTCGTGGTGATTATCAGAGGTTTGCCGGAGCGGTAACGGGTATCAATTACGTTAAACACCTGCTCGAGTGCAAAATCCGTACTGCGTTCAACCCCTAAATCGTCAATTATGAGTAAGTCATACAGCTGTAATTTATCAATAAACTCGCTTCTGTTTTCATTCCACCCTGCGGATTGGATTTTATTAAGTATTCTCGGGAAACTCGTTACAAGGACTGTTACGCACTTGTCGAGAAGGGCATTTGCGATACAGCAAGCGTGAAATGTTTTCCCGACTCCGACACTCCCGTAAAAGAGAAGCCCGACATTATCCGCTTTCATTGTTTCCCACTCTGCAACGTACTTTTCACAAGCATTTGATATACTCGGGTATCGGTTATCGTCTTTGTCAAACGTCCATTTACTATATTCTGAGTCCGATAGACCGTCACGCCGCAGCTGTTCAACTTTCATTTCAAAATTAAAGCGTTTTGTATCTTCCAGTTGCCGGTCATATTCCTCAGTCCGGCATTTGCACTTAATCGTCACTTTTTCCGGTTGCCTTGTAGACGGGTTCGGATGCTCCGATTGTTTCCGGGTGTTGCAATTCACGCACATTAAAAATCCTTCGTTGTCGAGATAATCGCCCGGTTCGTCATTTTTACTTTTAGCAAGAGTATTATAAATATCTTCCATTTTTTTACTCCCATGGTTCATCATAATTTTTTGCAGTGCTTAATGTTGATTTTATGGATTTATCCGCATAATTTCCGTCAAGCACTTTTGCCATGTTTGAATCTTTGATTAGCCAGTCAAAATTAGCCGTCCAGTTTCTATTGTTTTGCCCTTTTAAGAATGAACTTGATTCTGCTACTTCAAAGAGCCGCTTAAAATCATCGAGATTGTATTTATTAAACCTTGCTCTAATCGCTTTTTTACGAGCGTTAGATAATTGCGTTACTTTTGGTAAACTTTTACAAATATCATTGTACAAAGTTGTAATATTAATATAAGGCGTGGGGTCTGCCGCATCTGCGGCAACTCTCTCCCCTTTATTACTCTTACCTATACTATCCTTACCTTTATTACCCTTACCTATGCAACCTACAGGGAAACCATCGGTAGCCGCTTGGTATACCATTGGTGTACCAACATTGTAAAACCCTGTGCTATCAACCGTTAATGACTTCATTTCATTTTGGTACATGGTGGGTTTATATCGGTCTGAACGTAAATAATTATGTGCTTTCCAATGCCGGATAACCACTATTCCGTTTTCAAAGGGGATTATGAATTGTTTGACTATTAATATTTTTAAATCGTCCTCTGCTGCTCCGGTTATTTTCATAATGCGTTTCGGACTGTCAACAAACCCATCATCATCGCCACGCATACCTAAGTCAAAATAAAGAAGTCTTGCGGTAGCCGGTAAATCAAGAAACATATCGCTTTCAATTATTGATTTTGCGAACATTCTGCGCTCTGCCACAATCGCACCCCCCTAACCGATTTTACTTATACGGGGGCGTGATTCTGCTGTGCTGTGATTGTCTGCAAGAAAACTAAGTAGACCGTCATAATTTACTAAATATTTCACTCCGATGCGGACGTGTGGTACAAGTCCGTCAATTAACAATTTGCGGAGTGCATATTTTGTAAGAAAGGTGTTCGGGTCATCCTCTTTTAATTGTGCAATGGCGGCATCAACAGTCCGCATCCGACTTGTCATTATTCCCCCACCTTCGATAAACGTTCGATTATTTCAAAAATCTTTTGTTTTTCTTCCGGCGGTAATTCATATCGAAGTTTGCGGCTAAAATGACCGTCTGTTATATGCAGTTCATCAGCAATTTGCCAACATTTTACTTTTGATGCTTTGATAGCCGTTCTTACATCTTCGTTTTTCAATGCAACCCCTACTTTCTAATAACTTTTATTGTTATTGTTGACATTAACTATAAACCGTGTTATGCTGTTTGTAAAGGTCATGTTTCGTGCATAATACTTCGTTTTAGAAAGGTGGTGCATTTTTCAAAGTGCATTATGATGAAAAAGTAATCGCCCAACGAATAGAGCGAGAGCGCGAAAGGCTCAATTGGACGAAAGATAAACTTGCAAAAGAAATGAATATACACAGAAATACGCTTGCATTATGGGAAAAGCAGGATAAACCCGAACATTTACCGTCTTTTACCGACTTACTTCGACTGTGTAAATTATTTGATTGCGAGGTTGGTTATTTAATCGGCGAACATGAGGGAAAAACAAGAGAATCGACAGACATTCAGGCGGTAACCGGATTGAGCGAGAAGGCGATTCAAGCCCTGCAAGGCTTCTGTGTAAATATTCGTGATAGTAAAAGTGAATTTGAACGTAATGCACTCATAAAAATAAGAAAAAATAATATTAAAATATTCAATACAATGTTTGAGGGTGATGCTTGTGTGTGGTGGTTAAATTCCATGAGGTCTACCGTAGCAGCTGTTCAAAACCATTCGGATGATTGCTCTGAATATATTGACGTTCAAGATATGTTATTTTTTGATAATGACGGGAAGGATATAAGCAATAAAGTAAAGCGGTATTTATTTTCCTCAAACGATATTATTACAGCACTTAAAAATGATTGTAACCACAAGTCTGCAATACTGAATGAAGAAATAATCAAAGGAGTAAGCTAAGATGATATATTCGCTAAAATGCACGAACGGGATTGTAAACGTATACGATGATAGAGTTGAGATATCACGAAAAACCGCCTTTGGCATTGCATCACAGAACATCCGTGGCGACCGTACGATTTTTTACACCGATATGTCCGGTGTCGAGTATAAAAAGCCGTCAATGATTGCTAACGGGTACATGAAATTTATTCTACCCGGCGCAAACGATAATAATAGCGCAGTTTCGATTGTCGGCACAACGACCCTTGAGAGTCTTTCAGACCCGAACACACTAATATTAAGAGCCTTCAAAAAGAGTGTGCCGAAAGAGTCAGAGGAAATTTATAAGTATGTTATGCAAAGGATATCAGAGGTCAAAAGCACCGCTCCGGCGGCGGCTGCGAGTAGTGCTGATGAAATCGGCAAATATAAAGCACTTTTAGATTCCGGCGCGATTACACAGGACGAATACGAAGCGAAGAAAAAGCAGCTTTTAGGGTTATGATTGGAAGGTGTAAGCGATGGCAACAGTAATTAAACGCCCTAAAAAAGACGGTTCTATATCATATCTTATAAAAGCATCCGGTGGTTTCGGTGTGAACGGTGAACGGGTACGCCCTACAATGACTTGGAAGCCGGAAAAAGGATGGTCTGAGAAAAGAATCGAAAAAGAATTGCAAAAGCAGATTGTTCTTTTTGAGGAATCAATAACACATGAAAATCCGCATGACGGTACTGTAAAATTTCAAGTGTTCGCAGAGCAATTCTTAAAAGATTATGCTGAAAGTAAGTTAAAAAATAGAACCTCTCATAATTATGGAGTATGGCTAAAACGGATATACCCTGCAATCGGACATATCCGGCTTAATAATTTAAGAACGGGTCACCTAAACGCTTTGTATAAACAGCTTCAAGAGGTTTATATACAGACCGGTACAAAGTACACAACAAAGATTGATATAATGGCAATGCTCGAGAAGCGAAAAATATCAAAAACTGCTTTTTCTGCAGCCGCCGGAATATCAAAAGACACGTTCAACAGAGCCATTGACGGTAAACACATTGCTGAAACAAGTGCAACAGCTATTTCAAATCAATTAAATATTAAAATACTAAAGATATTTGATATACACGAACCGGATAAAATGCTCTCTGTAAGTTCAATTCATACAGTACACCGCATTATATCCGCGGTATTATCTAAAGCCGTAAAATGGGGTTATATCACTTTTAACCCTGCTGTCAATACAGAGTTGCCAAAGATGAACACAAAAAAAGCCGCATACCTCGACATAGAGGATGCACGACGGCTTCTTAATTTGCTCCATGACGAGCCGATAAAGTACCGGGCAATGATATCACTCGATTTACTTACCGGGCTTCGCAGGGGTGAATTATTAGGGCTTCGGTGGTGTGATATTGATTACGACAACGAAGTGATTACAGTTGCTCAGACTTCAAACTATGTCACAGGACGAGGGATTTATATTGATACTCCAAAATCAGAAACTTCAATAAGACACATGAAAGTTGCTCAGACTGCATTTATTCTATTGCGTGAATATAAAGCGTGGCAAGATGAACAACAAAAAAAATGCGGCGATTATTGGAAGCAAGCAGACGATAGAATATTCACGGGTGATGATGGTTCACCAATTCACCCGGACACGCTCACAAAATGGTTTAAGTTTTTTGTAAGGCGGCACGGATTCCCGGATGTGACCGTTCACAGCTTACGTCACACCTACGCTTCAATAATGATTGCGGACGGCACACCGCTTGTCGTGGTATCAAATAACCTCGGACACGCACAAGTAAGCACCACAAGCGATATTTACTCCCATGTGATTAAATCTTCCGCTGTTAAGGCTGCAGAGTCTATCAATACAAAATTTGCTGACGTTATGGAATATCCCCCGGAGAAAAAGGATATAAAAGAAAGAGCCGCTATGTAAAACTTTCGATTTATAAAGCAAAAAAACCCTTGTATAAAAATATACAGGGGCTTTTTTGGAGCTACTGGTGAGAATCGAACTCACAACCCCGTCATTACGAGTGACGTGCTCTACCTTTGAGCCACAGTAGCGTAAAAATGTGACCACTTTGTGACCACTTTTTAATAAAAGTTACCGAAAGATATTGAAAGTTACTAAAAGTACAACGCAGAAAACCGCACAATATCAACGGTTATTGGAAGATAATAAAAGATACAAAAGCCGTTCCGAATAATTACGAATGCGTAGGTCTACTTTTTGGGTGTTTTGCGAATGCGTTGGTATTACTGCATTTGTGAGGGTTTTGCTTTGGGAGCATTCGGTTTCTTCTCCCCTTTTCATCCCTTTTTAAAAATT